GCTTGTACTTGGGTTGCCTCAAGTCCCTAGCCATTGGGTTGCGCCTGTTGTTCATCTTACCAACGATCTTCCATCTCTAGTTCTTTGTAAGGTACGTGCTCAATGATACCTACCTTCTCAAGACGGACAGAGGCAGTTGACCCCTTGCCGTAGATAGAAATCTTGACCTTGGCTTTAGTGCCATTGCCAAGTGCACCGTCTTCGATGTAGTCCCAAGGTGTGTTCGTTGTACCCTTGGTGACAGATGGTGCTCCACCGAAGTCATCAATACCTGATGGGTGTACATTAGGACGCTTGAGTTTCATACCCTTACGTCCACCTGCTGCATCAAATGGCTTGATCATCTTGTTACCCATAGACTCCTCAGGGAAACCTAGCTCAACCATCTTGTTAATCTCTTCGTCATCCTTAGGAACGAAGACAGTATTGTACTGGCCTGAGGTACGTTCATGGTACTCAGAGTCATCCATGTTGTCTGTGTGCAGACGGGCATAGTAGAGTTCACCCTCGAATACACCGTACTTAGTTTTAGAAGCCATCAGAATCTCCTTTGCTGGCTGTTGATCGGTTCATCATATACGTTATTACCTGTATTGTCAAGACAAAAATTACAGGTAACAGTGCAAAAATAAAGTTAAAGATTATCAATGGGTATCTCTCCAAGATTTACCTATGTCAGTTGACCCAGCTAGAGGGCAGACCATGTTGAAGTTCTTACCTGCATCAACGATAGACTGACGTTGTATCTCACCTAGTAGTTCAGCATCCTTGTATGATCCTGTCACTTCTGTCTGCCACTCATCGTGAGGCCAAGTGACTAGCTTGAAGTTAATCCATTGACGTTTAGCTTTGTATGTCCAGTCAAGTGCTGCGTGTTTCATGATCACAGCCTCACCATTCTGTAACATACCAGCTAAGGTCTTGTGCTCAGATGGTACTGGCACCTTGCGTCCATCCAATCCAATGAAGTACCCTCGCTTTGCTATGTGAGGTATGATCTTCTTCTTGAGGTTAGCTAACCCTTGGATAGACTCCATGAAGTTATCGACTGCTTGTGTTGCCTCCTTGTTTGATACGTTAAGAATCTGACTGATCTTGCCTGTACCTGCACCTAGCAGAAAGGCATAGATGAAAGTCTTAGCCATGTCTCTTGTTACATGTGACATACCTAGAGCCTTACGGTTTAGGTTGTGTATGTCAGTCTCATCCTCCTTCTTTCCTGACACGATAGCGTTAACATATTCCTCTGAGTTCATCAGGTGAGCTAGCACCCGTAACTGTATGCCCTCAGCATCTGTACCTACCAGCCAGCTATCCTCAGGCACAGTCCATAGTGCTCTGAACTGACCGTCATACTTAGCCTTCACTTCCTCTACTGCTGACTTAGGTGTGCCATGAAACTCAGCAGGGATGTTAGCTTGGTTGGGTGCTCTGTGAGCCATGCGTCCTGTCCATGCACCAATGCCCATGAACTGCCCATGAATACGTGAATCGTCACCACAGTGGCCCAGCCACTCCACCAGTGAGGAACGTCTACCTTCAAGGGTCAACCACTCAGTTAAACGTTTGGCTCCTGTAGGGGCTGTCTCAGGCAGTGTGCTAAGGTTAGTCTCAGATAGAGTCCATCCGTACTTAGCAAACTTTTGTCCTCGTTCATCCATCAGACACGTACTCCTATCACCATATACTGCCATTCATTCTCTTGGTATTCCTTTAGGCTCTCGTAGGGTCCGTCATCGGGTGGCCAATTTTCTTGGAGGTATTTTAGAGCCTCCTCTTCACTGTCAAAAAAAGAAGGTGACCAATATGGTTCACAGTACCCACTCCATTCATTAAAGTCCTCACACAAGAAAAAGATGTGAACTTTATGTGTATCTTGATTGTTCTTTGTCATACTAATTAGACTCCTCTACTACTCTTCTGGCATGATAAGGTAATTCGTGGTCTTCTAGGTCAATGTCAGCCCAAGGTGACAGGAACCAAGCAAAGGGGCCGACTGTATAGGTATAGCAATCAACTACCCTAAGGTTAGAATACTCACAGTCCCGCTTAAAATGATCTAGTGCATCAGTCATTTCAACTAGACTACCTCTAGTTATTTCTTCAGGATATAACTCTCCACCGAAAAAATAAATATCTCCTATCAGACCGAAACACTCATTAGGTATAGTATGAGTTCTAAAAACATCCTTGCCTATCTTTATAACCTCACAATTTTCTACTATACTCACGTTCATACTCAATGTGTCCTTTGGTTTTGTCCACTGGTTTCCAACCTGCATCCCATAGTCTTTCGATACGCATCTTAGGTGACGATGGTTTGAACTTGACCCAATCCATACAGATAAGCTGGGCTGGGAATGTGTCGTAACTGATCTTGACCTTAGGGTATTTCTTTATAGCATCTTTGACAACCTTTGTCAAGTCTCCATCTGACTTTTTTCTGTACAAAATACGATTGACTTCTTCTAGTTGGGGTGGGAAGTCCTCTTGGAAACCATCCTCTAGCTGAAGCATACGCAGTTCGATCTCATCTAGCAGATGCTCTGCCTTCTCCTTGTCGAAGAGGAAACCATTGTTGTGCATCTCCTCACATAGAATCTGGATGTCGTGCTCCACCTTGATAGCTTCTTGTTGTGTCTGATCCTTGAGTACAGGTAGGAACCTCTGGTATAGCTTAACAGTGACAGCTACGTCCTGATGACAGTAGTCTACCATCTCCTGAGAGAACTTAGAGAAGTCCTTGAAGTCCATCTTGTAGTCAGACAGACGCTTACCCCAAGCCTTCAGTGAGTGTCCACCTTGCAGGTTGTAGTCAATGAAGCGAGATACAACGAGAGTATCTAGTACTTTGCTAGGGTCAATCCTCTTGCCTAACAGTCTGTTAATCACAGGTACATCAAAAGCAATGCCATTGTGAAACACAAACAGATCAACAGTATCACAGAAATTAGCAAAGTCTATACCCTCTTCTATTATCTTGTCTGGATTGTGAAACTCGTAGGTCTCACCTGTGTTGACATCCTGACCACAGATAACCCAGATGCGACTAGCATCTAAAGCATCTGTCTCAATGTCCATAGCTACGACTTTAAGTGTCATCCTTTGATACTCCTATTTGTATTACAGTCAAGGGCCATAGCAAAGACCAGAATAATTGTTTTCGTCTGTCTATCTGATCGTACTTATCCAGTAGATGAAAGACAGCACCTACATGCAGGTAGTGCAGAGCTACACCAAAGGCATAGATGACACCACACAGGGTAGGCCATAGGCTAAAGTAATCCATACTTCTCTTTCATTGTGAACGAAGCTGTGTCAAACGAAAGCTGACCTGCGTAGCCTGTCGGACCTACTGGTCTGTTCTTGGTGACCAGAAGCTTCGTTGTGTTACGTTCATCTGCATCCTCTGCCATCTTGTTTCGTTGCAGTTCGACAACAACGGATGCTCTCTGTTCTATCATGCGGCAATACTTGACAGCCCCATCATCATTGGTGTGACCAATAGTTATGATACCTACATTCAACTCAGCAGCTAGCTTGGATAGCCTGACAGATAGGTCAGCTAGGAATTGTTCTTTGCTTTCTTCTCCTGACATGTTAGCTGCTATGTCCTGTATTGGTTCAAAGAATATGTACTGCACACCACATGCCTGAGAAAGATACCTGATATGGTTCAAGATTTCAAGAGGGTCATCCTCGTCATTGAGAAAGAATTGGTATAGCCTTTCATCTTTAGTCAGGTCAGTGATAGCCTCTTGTACTTGACGGTCTAGTCCTTTCTCTTGGATCAAGTCCTTACGTGTTACGTTCTCGCCTAGTTGGTATGACACCAGACCTAGGATACTGCGTAGCTTTGTCTCTTCCATGTGCCAAGCTGCAATGCGTATCTCTGGGTACTTACTCAAGAGTCTGTACTCTAGGTACCGCATGAACTCAGTCTTACCTATGCCTGTCTGTGCCTTGAACAGAGTGAAGTGTCCTTGCATCAGGCCCATGCACAGATCATCGAAGTCTTGTACACCTGTCTCTACGTAGACGTGTTCCTCTGATGTGTTGTACATCTTTAGGAACTGGTCAGGTGTATTAATGATATTCTCAGGCGTGTACTTCTGTGCGTTGAACCAAGCATGGTAGTATGAATCTCGTTCACCTGCCTGAAGGAACTCATTGGCATCCTTGTACTTGTCGTGCTTCATCCTGTACACTTTGTTAGGGAAGAGGTTAGCTATCTTCTGAGCTACTGCATTCCCTGCCTCGTCGTGTTCTATTGACAGGACTATCTTCTCGAAGGACTTGAGCCATTCAGTTACGTTCTCCCATAGGCGTCTGCTAGGTGAGGCTGATGGTAGTGACACGAAGGCTGAGTTATATCTCTGGTGCTTGCACATTTGGTATGCTGACATAGCATCTAGTTCACCCTCTGTGATCGTGACTATCTTACCTGACCCCGCATTCCATAGGTTCATACCGAATAGTTCATCTGACTTGAGACCCTTAGCGGAGAAATCCTTAGGGAAGTATCGTGTCTTGACACCACCTGAGGGATAGACGTACTGCTGGTACTTCTCCTCACCGTCACTGTTGAGGTAGGTGTAGCACCCGTAGAACTCCATTGTCTCCTTGGATATGCCTCGCATACCTCTGTACACTGCTGTCATCTTCTCAAGGTGTACTACTTGAGGTGCTTGTAATTGCATTTCCTCTTCTCCACTTTCCCAATACTCACAACCAAAGCAGTAGCCGTGACCGTCTGAGTACCTAGCTAGGTTATCTTTTGAGAGACACTTAGGGCATGGCTCATGTCCTATGAAGTGGCTGTCTGCTTTGTGGTCTTTCATTAGTGCATACTCTCTCTTCCAAATCCATTCTGAATACTAGTCTCGAACCAGTCTTCAACTAGCCTGTCCATAATAGACTTATATTGTTCATCTGTCAAGAGGTTAGGACTGTACTCGTTACCCTCTTCATCGTAGAGATACTTGATCCTAAACTGTGGTTCAATCTCTAGGGTGATCTCAGGCGGCAAGTCTTTCCATGTCTCGTAACATATGTAACCATCTGTCAGGATGTCAGCGCATACTGTGAGCCATGTGTTGTCTGTTACCTCTACTTCTAATTCAGCATCAAATGTTTCGTGCATCATTTCATAATTCCTCTTGGCAAAACCCACAGAAGTCATTGTAAGATGGACCCCCACAGGATACACACGTTCTCCATACTGGTTTCTTCTTTAATGGTTGACCGAATGAGTGGCCTACGGGTGGGTTGTTCTCACCGTAGTTACCGTACTCATCGAAGCTATGGTTGGCTTGGTACTTCTCCTTTGCTCTCTGTCTCTCCTCGTCTGACATTGGACGAATCATGAGTAGCTTGTCAAGTCTTTTCTTTAAATCCTCAAGTTTATTTTCGTGTTGCTTGATCTCGTACTCTAGGTTTTCTATCTCTCCTGATACACTCATGTCAT